GACCTCTCCCTCACCGGTACCGGGCTGGTGCAGTTCAACGACGCCGGTCTGCTTGTCAGCCTGACTACCTTCCGCCCTAAGTCCAAATGCGGAATCGAGCGGCTGGACGAGATAGCCCGTCGCGTTTCCGACATCGTGTACGAGTCCGACTTAGTGGTGATTGAGGGGCTTGCCTTCATGTCGCAGACACCCTCGGCATTAGAACGCACCGGCCTCTGGTATCTCGTCAACCACTGGTTCTGGCAGATGCACATTGAGTGCGTTTCTGTAGCTCCAATGAGCCTGAAAAAGTTCACTACCGGTTCCGGCAAGGCAGAGAAGCAACACATGCTGATGCACGTGTTCAAGCGGTGGGGCATTGAGGCGGCCGACGACAACCAGGCAGACGCTTACAGCCTCGGCCGCGTCGGGCTCTGCCTGCGCGGTGTTTCCGAGCCAGAGACGCAGGCGCAGCGGGAGGTGCTCATGAAGCTGGGGTGGAAGCCTTCGCCGGCGAAGGACATTGAACGTGTCTTGATCGACTCGTTGGCCAACGGAGGCCCGGCGAGGTGACATACGAATCCTTTCTCGCCTCGAAAGTGCGCCTGGCTACGGCTCACGGCTTCGAGGTTTCCGCGGCCCAGTTGAACTCACTGCTCAAGCCTCATCAGCGTGACATTGTTCTCTGGGCTTTGCGTGGCGGGCGGCGTGCCATCTTCGCCGCCTTCGGCCTGGGCAAATCCTTTATGCAACTGGAAATCGCGCGGCTCGTGCGGGCGCACGCCGGCGGACGGTTTCTCATCGTGGCGCCACTAGGGGTTCGTCAGGAGTTCTTGCGCGACGCGGCCAAGCTCGGCATCACGATTCGCTTTGTGCGATCGATCGACGAGTGCGACGCGGAAGGCGTCTATCTCACGAACTATGAAACGGTCCGTGACGGTAAGTTGGACCCCCGGCAGTTTGTTGGAGCGAGCCTCGATGAAGCGGCCGTGCTCCGCGGCTTCGGTGGAACAAAGACGTTCCGCGAATTCATGAGGCTGTTCGACGGCATCCGGTATAAGTTTGTTGCCACCGCTACGCCTTCACCCAACGATTTCATCGAGCTGCTGGCTTACTCTGCCTTCCTCGAAATCATGGAGGTATCCGAGGCGAAGACGCGGTTCTTCAAGCGAAACTCCGAGAAAGCCGATGAGCTCACGATTCACGAGCACAAGAAAAAGGAGTTCTGGCTTTGGTGCGCGTCCTGGGCTATCTTCCTGCAGCGGCCGAGCGATCTCGGCTACAGCGACGAGGGGTACGAACTCCCTGAACTCGACATCCATTGGCATGAGATAGCAAGCGATCACTCACAAGCCGGAGTGGATCCGAGCGGTCAGACGCGGTTATTGAAGGGAGCGGCGATAGGAGTCACCCAAGCCTCGCGCGAAAAGCGCGACAGCCTGCCGGCGCGCCTGTCGAAGTTAATGGAACTGCGGGCGATCGATCCCGGGGCCCACCGCATCGTCTGGCACGACCTGGAATCTGAACGCGCGGCGATCGAGAAAGCCATACCCACTTGCGCCACCGTCTGGGGGTCACAGGACCTCGAAGAGCGCGAGCGAATCATGGTCGACTTTGCGGACGGCAAAATCCAGGAGCTCGGGGGCAAGCCGGTGATGCTTGGCTCCGGAGGGAACTATCAGCGGCACTGCCACTGGGCCATCTATCTCGGCATCGGTTTCAAGTTCAACGACTTCATCCAAAGCATTCACCGCCTGCAGCGCTTCCTCCAGGAACACCAGGTCCGCGTCGACCTCATCTACACCGAGGCAGAAATCGAAGTCCGCCGCACCCTTGAAAGGAAGTGGGCCCAGCACAAAGAACTCATGGCAGAAATGACGGCCATCATTCGAGAGTACGGTCTTGCCGGCGCTGCGATCGCGAGCAGCTTGCAACGGTCCATCGGGGTCGATCGAGTCGAGGCCTCGGGCGAAGGATGGCGGCTCATCAACAGCGATTGCGTGCTCGAGACTCGGCGTCTGGCAGACAAGAGCGTGCACCTGGTGCTCACCTCCATTCCGTTCAGCACTCAATACGAGTACACGCCCAGCTACAACGACTTCGGTCACACCGACAGTAATGAGCACTTCTGGGAGCAGATGGACTATCTCATTCCGGAACTGTTTCGAGTGCTTAAGCCAGGTCGAGTAGCGGCCATCCATGTCAAAGATCGCGTCATCCCGGGCGGATTGAACAAGCTCGGCTTTCAGACAATCTATCCATTTCACGCGGATGCAATCACACGATTCGTAAAGCACGGATTCGCCTACATGGGCATGAAGACGATCGTCACCGATGTTGTCCGGGAGAACAATCAGACCTATCGCCTTGGCTGGACGGAGCAGTGCAAGGACGGATCCAAGATGGGCTGCGGGTTGCCGGAGTACCTACTGCTATTTCGGCGTCCGCCGACGGACACCACCAACGCCTATGCGGATGAGCCTGTAATCAAACAGAAAGGCCACTACTCGCGCTCTCGGTGGCAGATCGACGCACACGCTTTCACGCGCTCTGACGGCAATCGGCCGCTCACGCCGGAAGATTTGGACGGGCTGTCCCACGCCGACATATTCCAGTTGTTTAAGCGGCACTCCGAGCACAACGTCTACAACTTCGAAGAGCACGTCGCCATCGCAGAATCGCTGGAGCGCTGCACCGAATGCGGCCACATTCACATCGGCAACCGGAGTTGCGGACAGTGCGAATGTACCATCGCAGGCAGCCGATTGCCAGCCACGTTCATGTTGTTGCAGCCGGCTAGTTGGCACGATGACGTTTGGTCGGACGTTACACGGATGCTGAGCCTGAACTCGGCACAGTCCGCCGCGGGTCGCGAGAACCATCTCTGCCCGATGCAATTCGACATCGCGGACCGGGCGATAAGCCAGTTCACGATGGCCGGAGAGACCGTCTTGGATCCATTCTCGGGGCTCGGCACGGTGCCATACCGCGCGGTGCTGATGGGTAGACAGGGCATCGGATTCGAACTGAATGCCCGTTACTGGGCCGACAGCGTGGCGTACCTTCGGGCGGCCGAGCGGAAGGTTTCGATGCCCACGCTGTTTGACCTGGAGGAGATCGCGTAATGGCTAACTATTCGCCTAACTCCGTGTATCACGCGCGTAACACAAAGTGTTGCGAGATAGTTCGTCTTGAAAAACACTTTACTTACTTTTTGTTTGGTGGGATGATGGGTCGTCGGCTAGCTACCGACAGCGCACCTGCGCTTACGGCTTTCGTGGGGCCAGTCACCCTGGCCCCTCTTCCGAACGCAGGGCAAGGAAGAGAAAAACGAGAGCCGCAAGCGACCCGGCCTAGGAAACTGAATCGCCTGCGGCAGAAAGGATGCACACACGTGCACCACGAAGGCGATAGTACCACGCCGCCAGCGGCGATTGAGACCAAGTACGGCTGCTGCATCTTTCGCAGCCGACTGGAGGCCCGCTGGGCCGTCCTGTTCACTCACCTGAAGATTCACTACGAATACGAGCCAGAAGGCTTCAACCTGCCGGATCAGCGATACCTGCCGGATTTCTACTTCCCGCAGATCCGCATGTTCGGCGAGGTTAAGCCGCGTCCCTTCGAGCGGCATGAAATCACCAAAGCATTTCAATTGGCCGAAGCGACCCAGTGCCCGGTACTGATGCTGGTCGGCGCCCCAGCCTTTCGCACCTATGATGCGGTGCATTGCGCTGCGATCGATGGCGGCAACGAGCCCGAGATTTACGACTACCTGCTAGACATCGATTGGCACGAGCGGAAGCACTTCAACGAGGGCCGGCTATTCGGCTGCGTCAATCCGTGGGAGCGCAACCGCGTAACACCTGAACTAGCGTTCAGTGAGCCGTACCGCCGCGCAGTGTATCTCGCCAAGTCGTGGCGCTTCGATGAAAGCGGGAGGTGGTAGGTTGCCACGAAAGAAAACTGCCCGGCTTTCCGAGGTTCACTTCTACCAGTGGTACGTGTCGCGCTGGCTTGGATCGACCGCGCATGACGAACTCGACGCTACCGGGCGCGGCATCTATCGCGAAATGCTGGACGCCTGCTACACCCAGGGATCGGTGACATCTGACCCGGAAATCCTGTGCCGAAAGTGCGCCTGCACGCGGGAGGAACTGAATTCCCGATGGCCCTTAATCGTGAAGCATTTTGTCAAAGACGGACATACGCCGGAGCGTTTAAGGAACAAGATCGCGGATACGGTGCGAGCATCTTTCTTCGAACACGTGTCCCTGCAACGCGCAAATGGGGCACTCGGCGGGAGGCGTAAGCCTAGTGATACCAATGATATGCAAAGCGGTGGGTTTTTAAATGGGGAACCCAAAGGGAACCCACCGCTTACTTTCGGGGAAAGCCAAGAAAGGAGAAAGGAGAAAGGAGAAAGGAGAAAGGAGAAAAAGGAATCGGCGGAATTGCCAACCTTGGCGGATCGCTTCCACGAATGGATCGCCCTTTATCCGAACGCGACCAAGATCGAAACTGCCTGCCGAGCCTGGCTGAGTTTGATCGATTCCGGCGAGATCACTGACGACACGATTGCCGAAGTGTTCGCCGGTCTGGAGCGGTACAAGCGCTCGACCGCGTGGGCGAAAGATGGCGGCCGATGGATCTGTGAACCGACTACGTTTCTCATCGGCAACGACAAAAATCACGGCCGCATGTGGCGCGACAATCCGCAGCCGCTGGAGCCCGAGGAAAAACCGAAGCGTTCGAGCCGCGGCATCGATCCGGAAGCGGAATGGGTGCCCCCATGGCGCGAATAGATTCCGACAAGATTCGAGAGGCAGTAGACATCGCGCAGATCGTCGGCCAGTACGTGCAGTGGACGGAGCAGGGGCGCGAATTTAAAGCGCTCTGCCCGTTCCACAAAGAGCGGAGCGCCAGCTTCACGGTAACGCCCCAGAAGGGCATGTACTACTGCTTCGGCTGCCAAGCTGGCGGCGATGTATTCAAGTTTGTTCAAGGCGTCGAAGGGCTTGCCTTCGCCGATGCCGTGCGGCGCGTGGCGGAGTTAGGCGGCGTGTCGTATTTGCTCGATTCTCCGGACATTCGGCCGAACGTGCCGAAGCCGGCAACCATCCACCAAGAACCACAGCAGTCGCTGCCCAAACGGACCGCAGCGGCCCGCACCGATCACAAACCTAAGCCGGACCTTGGCAAACCCGTCGCGATTTACAAATACACCGACGAGCAAGGACAGTTGACCTACGAGGTCCACCGGCACGAGTACATCAATCCCGAAACGGGGGAGCGCGAGAAGGAGTTCAAGCAACGCCGACCGCGTTCCGATGGCTCATGGGTTTGGGGCATCAAGGCCGGGCTGTATCGCAAGGGTTCGAGCGGCGACTGGTATCCAGCTCGCGGCGAGCAGAGGCCCGGTGACATCGAGTTACCAGAGACGCGCCGGGTGTTGTATCGACTTACGCAGTTGCCCTACGCAGAAACCATCTGCATCGTAGAGGGCGAGAAGGACGTTCACACATTGGAGTCGTTGGGCTTTGTGGCCACAACGCACGCCGGCGGCGCCAATGGGCGCTGGCCGGAAGAAGCGGCTAACTGGCTGGCCGGAAAAACGGTCGTGCTCCTACCGGATCGCGACGAGCCAGGGAAGAAACACGGGCAGCGCGTAGTCAAGGCGCTGAAAGACATTCCCGTGCTGTGGCTGGACGTTCCGTTGGGAAAAGATATCACCGATTTCGTGGAAGCCGGCGGGGACGCCCGCGGGCTGATCGAGAATCGGCTAGAGCAGTGGAAACGGGAACGAATCGAAGCGAAGGGTCTCCTGACGCCGTTGGAGATCATGGATCTCCTTGGCGGTTTCTCGGCTTTCGGTGACGCCTCACAGCGGCCTAAGGGGCTGGCGACGGGGTTGAGCAAGCTCGACGAAATGACCCTCGGCATGTTCCCCGGCCAGATGATTATTTTGGCCGCCCGCACCAGCGTGGGGAAAACGGCACTGGCCGTTAATATCGGGGTTAACGTTGCAAAGAAGGGTAAGCGTGTGTACATCTTCAGCCTGGAAATGGGTCGAGATGAGTTGTTAACACGCATGATCTGCTCGGAAGCGTTTGTGGACAGCCTGAAGTTTAGGGCTGGCTATCTAAGCGATCGCGAGCGGTACAAATTTCAAGCCGCGTCACACCAGTTGTCCGAGTATCAAATCTGCATTGATGACACCGCTCACATGACGGTGCCGAAGATTGCAGAGCGCATCGAGCAACACGGCAGGCCAGATTTGGTGATCGTGGATTACCTCCAGTTAGTAGCCGGCGCGGGCAAAAAAGAGAACCGCACGCAGGAGGTTTCGCAGGTATCCCGGGGATTGAAGTTACTCGCAAAGGAGTTGCGGATTCCGTTCTTGGTGCTGGCTCAGTTAAACCGATCACCGGAAACGCGACCGACTGGTGATGGAGTTCCGCAACTGTCGGACCTTCGTGAGTCGGGTTCGATTGAACAGGACGCCGACGCGGTGTGGTTTATCTACCGGCCGGAAATGACTAAGCCGGACCGGGAAGACCTACGCGGGCTGGCTTACGTGTACGTGGCCAAGCAGCGCAATGGACCGCGGGGAAAGGTGAAGTTGGCTTTTCTGGGCTTCTGCACGCGGTTCGACAACTTGGCGGAAGGGGCTTCGGATGACCGTTGATCTCACGGAGGGCCGATAGATGCCAGCGGTAGTGTTCTGCCACGGAGGCGACGATAAGGGCCGATTATACGGGTTGGATCTCGGTTCCATTGATACCGGGCCGGCGAATAATCGATGCGGCGCATGAGTGACGGGCGGGAGGCAGGAGGATTGCAGTTGGTGCCGTGCTCAATTTCCGACGCGAAAGAGTACGTGCGGCAATTCCACCGGCATCACCAAGCGCCGCAAGGCGGACTATTCGCGGTTGCGTGCGCAATACGCGAGAAGGTTTGCGGCGTGGCCATTGTTGGCCGCCCAGTCGCGAAGGCGCTACAGGACGGCTGGACCGCTGAGGTAACGCGGCTGGCTACGGATGGCACGCGCAACGCCTGTAGTTGCTTGTACGCTGCCTGTTGGCGCGCGGCGCGGGCGCTGGGGTATCGGCGGATCGGGACGTACATCCTGAAATCCGAAAGCGGGGCATCGCTACGGGCTGCGGGATGGCGAATTGTTGGCGAGGTCAAGGGTCGCTCGTGGGATTGCCCGAGTAGGCCGAGAGTGGATAGGCATCCGCTGCAGGACAAATTACGGTGGGAGGTGAGCGCGTGAGGGAGGCAGGATTATGGCGGATCAGGTAGAGCGACTATGAGCGAGGCGCAGACGGCGTACAATCTTCCAAGAGCAAAATGGCTCTCGGAGGATGACGTGCGTCGGAAAGGTACACAACAGGGCTACGTCCGCAAGCGGGGCAAGGCATGGCACATCGAATTCCACGAATGGCGCACTGACGCGGACGGCACGCTTCGCTATTTGCCCACCAGTCGCGCCGTGGGTCCCTGTATTGGACCGAAGCGCCTGACCAAGACCGAAGCCCAAGCGGAAGGCGTGAGGCGGTTTGTAGCCAAGGCCAACGGAGTAAACGCGCTGCCTCAGTGCATCGCGACTGTAGAACAGTTCATCGAAGCGCGCTTCCGGCCAGATCACATCAACCACCTGAAAAAATCCGGGCGGATTCACTACCGGACGATGTTGGACAACCATATCCTGCCGTCTCTTGGGTCCGTGCAACTGCGCGACGTCAGCACGCCGATGGTTCAGGGGCTCATCAACGGCAAACTGGACGCCGGCTACAGCACATCCGAAATGCAATATCGGCGATCTTCAGCCATGCGCGGCGGATGAAGTTCGTCGGCGAGGAGCAGCCGGTGTTTGCCGGCAATACCGGGCAGCCGCTAGACGCCCACAACGTGAGCCAGCGTTCGCTCAGGACCGCCGCGAAGGCAGCGGGGGTACCTTGGGCTACCTTCCATTGCCTGAGGCACACCACGGCCACGCTGAGCGATATGGTGGGCATCACAGTGGCGGCCAAGCAAAAGATTCTCGGCCACCGAACCGCGGAACTCTCCGCGCACTACACCCATCCCGAGATGGAAAGTATCCGCATGGCGCTGGATAACTTCGGCAAAACTTCGGCAGTCAGCGGGAAGGTAAATTAGCAAGTGGTAACGTTTTCAAGTGCTTGCGTTGCGGAATCGGGCCGCGAATATCTGCCTTCTAAGCAGAGGGTCCCGTGTTCGAGTCACGGCATCCCCGCCATTTTTCAATCACTTACAGCCATACCAATACCAATGAGAGTCTGCCGGAATGTAGCAGACTCTCGATTAACTTCGGCAAAAGTACGGCAATCCAATAGGGGATTCGAATGTGTTACAGCGCAGATCCAGCCGTTTCCGTTCTGCGCAAACCGTTGATTTTGTTGGCCGCACGGTTCCGTTCTGGCGGGTTGTTTCGCCTGCGGATCGGTGCCGTGCTGACTTGGTGCTGACTTGGAGGTGATTGTTGATGCGCGGATGGATCGTGCTGTATTCGTGTGGCGGGGATGTTCTGCCCAAAACGGAAGCCGAGACTACAGTCGCCACTCCCCCGCCGCAATGCGCTCCAGTAGCACACGGACCGGACCGGGCATCGGGCGCTCTGCCGCCTGCCAGCTGGCGACGGTGCGGCGCGGGCAGTCGATGCGCCTGGCGAGCTCTGACACCGACACCCCCATCCTGGCTGCCGCCATGCGAATGAGGGAATTTTGGTCGGTTTTGGCTTCTGCGGTCTGCATCTGATACTATTATGCGCCGTGCGCAAAAAAAAAGCAAGCAGCGCATCTTTTTCTGTTGACTTGATTGTGCGCAGGGTGCATAATTAAATCATGAACAGCGCAACGGACCGATACAAAGTAAGACTGATCGCCACCGACCATTTCGGTAAGGTGGTCTTTGCCAGCAACAATCATGACGCAGCCAAGGCGAAGGCAGAGGAACTCGGGACGCTGTACTACGACGGCGTGGCCATCATTGACACCGCCAGCCAAATGGCAGATATGGGAGACCGGATCGTTCCAGCGGCCAAGGCTTTCGCGCCGGAGCCATCGGACCCAGTGATCTGGTAGGCGAGAACGCTGGGGCCGGCATCGAATACGGAATGATTATCGAAGCCGCCTCCTCCGATGCGGCTCTCGACTGGATCGAGAGTCAAGTAGGGCGAGAGGACGGATATCATCCCACCGTATGGGCGTACCGAATCGACGATGATGGCGACAGGATCGGCAACGTGGCGGAGCGGCAACTATGACGCGCCGCGAATCCATCGCCGCCTTACTCGGGACGGGCACGCCCCGCACCAAACCCGAAGGGAAGAACCGCCGCAAACATCACGAGGGCGAACAGATCTATCACGGTCCGATGCGCCTGCCGGACTACGTGATCGATTCGGCATCCCGCGCCGTACCCGTCCGCACCACGCACCAGCACCTAGCCATCCGCATCAGCCGTGATGGGATCGTGTATCTGTTCCGCTACGCGCCAGCACCCGAGATGGTGGGCGAGATATGGCGGACACCGGAGGGCGCGTACCGCGTGCATTGCTGGGCGGTGAGCACGTCGCCCATCCCCGTCGGCGATGCGCTGGAGAGGATCGAGCGGGACCGCGCGGCGCGAATGCCGCGGCCAGAGTCGCCAACAGTAGCGTGGCGGGACGATATGAGCTGTTGATCGAGCGCAAGTCCCTGGAGGCGCTGGAGGACTGATGCCTAACCAAAACATTTGACATGGATTCTGTTTCGGTGTTATCCTTTGCGCAGAAAGTTCGGGCGGGGTAGAGTCCCTCGGACAATCTACTGGCCTACTGACGGGCGTTAGGTTTTCTGGCACCGCGAGACCAGATAGTCAGCCGATCTTACATCCCCTTTTGTCCAAACATTTTCAGACCACTGCCTCGGTCGATGTGTACGCATCGTCTGGGCGTTTTTCTTTTCGCGCCACTTCTCGCGACGTCTTGGAGTGGCTGGCCAGCGGCGAAGCCGAGCCAATGTGGAAATCTACTGTGATTCGGGCGGTCCGATTGGTCGATCGGTTGCACGCCTACGACCGCACGCCATTGACGGTACACGGTCACACGGGCGTGGTCCTGCAATCGTGCGCCAGTGGGCATCACTACTACCGCCATCAGCCGATCCAACGCAAAGACGCGCATTTGTTTGGAATCGCCGTTCGGGAGTGCGTTCGATAATAGGTGTGCCATGGTCTCCCAAAGCCCGTTGCTCCGAGCTTGGCTGCCCCGCTATTGCGTCGGTGCGCGGGCGGTGCGCTGAGCATGCCGGCCAGCGTGAGCGATGGCGTGGAAGCCCAAGCAGCCGCGGCTACGATGCAGACTGGCAGAGGTTCCGCGCGTGGTTCCTTAGTGTGTATCCCTTGTGCCAAGACTGCGGCATCGGTGGAAGAATCAAAGCCGCTACTGACGTACATCACATACATAAGCTGGCTGATGGCGGCGCACGCCTTGAGGCTGATAACTGCATGGCGCTCTGCCACGAGTGCCACAGCGTCAGGACGCAGCGGGGCGAGTGAGGCAGGCAGCCGGGTACCCCCAGGGGGTAGGGGCGGGTCGAATGCCTGACGACCTCAAAACAAGGAC